GGCAACGGTTTGACCGCCACCGTTAACAGTGACGGGTCATTGCATGTCACCGGTACCGCCGTCAAGCAATGGGCGGGCCTTTCGTGGAAGTTCCCCTGCCCGGTACAGGGCACCGTGATATTGAGCAGGCCCACCAGTGTCGACGGTCTGACCGTCAGCGTCAAATGCCTTGACGCCAAAGGTGGTCAACTGGGGAGCCAGCTCAACGTGGGTAATGCCGGGGTAATCCCCGCCGGCACCGTCAGCCTGCGCTTCGAAATCCTGTGTACTGAGGCCACGCCCACCGCGAAGGACGGCGACCTCCGAATCCAGTTGGAATCCGGTGACACCGCACGCGATTGGATGAAACCGGATAACACGAGCCTTAGGGGGAGGCTATGAACTAGCGAACCTGTATCCGCGTGTCACCGGCCTGCCTAAAACGTTGGGTGCCAACCCGGGGATTACGGTCACGGAACAATCACCGGGCACGTACCTGTTCAAGGGTTCCACCACGAAATCTGTCGACTCATGGGTTGACTTGTCGGTTTCGGTGCATGTTGACGCCGGAACGTACACGATGGACGCCTCCGACTGGCCTTTGGGCAACAGCTCATGGCTGTTTGGCCTGCAAGCCACGCTCACCCCCGATGACGGAAGCAAACGCACAAACGTGTTCGCCCCTCGGGACTATGGGCCGAAAACCTTGAAGGCCGGCACTCTCGACTGCAACATCTTCATCAACACCACGGGCGAGGTCGATAAGACGTTCACACCCCGCCTCTACAAAATCGACTGATTTTAGCCCCACACCATACCGTGTGGGGCTTTTTTCATGGTGTCCCGATAATCCTGACCCACGACCGTGGGCCACAAAACAATATTCATCCCGAGAAAGGGGACATATGGTCAATAACAAGGACAAGCCGTGGCATAAGCGTCTGCTCGCCAAGGTCACGGCACTGGCCGCCGCCGTGTGCATGATGCTGCTTCCGGCGACCGCGCACGCGGACATGCAGGGCATCGACGTATCCAACTGGCAGTGCGGCATCGACATCGCCAACACGCAGGCGGACTTCGTGGTGGTTGGCACCACATGGGGCACGGGCCAAGTCAACAACAACTGTCTCGTGTCCGGCGTCAACACCGACGCCAACCGCATGATCGCCCAAGCGCAGGCATCCGGCAAGAAATTCGGATTGTATCACTACGCTATGGGCGGCAACCCGGAGGCCGAGGCCCAATTCTTCTACCGCAACACCAGCAACTATTGGCGTCACGGCATCGTGGCGCTCGACTGGGAGATGGCCGACAACCCCGCATGGGGCGATTGGGACTGGGTACGCCGATTCATGAATGAGTGCGAACGGCTTTCGGGCGGCGTGCGCCCATTGCTGTACACCGGCCCGGTCGCCGGCACCATCCCGCAGGACATCCGCGACCGATACGGTTTGTGGATCGCCCAATACGCGAACATGAGCCCGACCGGCTATCAGGCCAATCCGTGGATGATAGGCGCATACGGCGAGGCCATGCGCCAATACAGCGGCACCGGCGTGGTCAACACGTGGAGTCCCATCGACCTCAACATCTTCCGTGGCGAAGGCTGGCAGTGGGACCTGTACGCCAACCCCACCGGCTCCACAGCCCCGGCCCCGGCAACGCCCGCGCCCGTGCAGCCGAGCACTCCCCCGGCCAACACCAACACGGGTGGCATCAGCCACGTCATGCAATGGGGAGAAACCATCTGGGGACTCGCCGTCGCCTATGATGCTTGGCCCCTGTCCGCGTGGCATACGCCCAGCGGTGACATCAACCGCTACTACGTGGGCGACGTCGTAACCTACGGCGGCGGCACCACCACGGCCGCGCCGTCCAACGGGGTTTCCAAGACCCTCCAGTACGGCGACACCGTGTGGGATTTCGCCACCGCGCACGGCTACAACGTCTCCCAGTGTTCGGTACCCTCCGGCAACATCAACGTCTACTACCCCGGTGACGTGGTGACCTGCCGCTGAGATTCAACCGATGCCGCCGTCACTCCCCTGATGGCGGCATCACCACCATTTTTTTGATCGGAGTAAAACATGACCGACAGCAAAAACACGACCGACACCGGCGAAACGCTTCCCGGCGTCGATGTGAGCGACTGGCCCGAGACGGCCGACGTCACCCATGACGTGCCCGACTGGCTCATCCCCAGCCGCGTCTACGACATCCTCAAATGGCTCGGCCTCATCGTCCTGCCCGCACTCGCCCTGTTCGTCAACACGGTCGGCCCCGCATGGGGCTGGCCTCACGTGGACGCGATAGTGACCACGCTCAACGCGCTCGGCATCCTCGCCGGCGCGCTCATCGGCGTC